AATAGAAAGTTGGGGTTATAGATTAGGTTTACGAAAAGGGGACTTTGCAGAAACAGCTACATTTGATGTGTGGACTAAGGATATGCAGGATTACTGTGAAAGAGATGTAGAAGTTACTTACCTTTTATACAAGTTAATTGAGAAACAGAACTATTCTAAACAAGCTATTAAATTAGAACACAATTTTGCACACTGGATTATTAAGCAATCACATGGTGGTGTTGATTTTGATGAGACGACTGCTCAGTCGCTTTTCTTATCCTTACAGAAACAAAGACTGGAGATTGAACAAAAACTTTCTGCAGTCTTTGGAAGTTGGAGAAAATCTACAGGATTTAAAACTTACAAAAGAGATAATAAGAAAAGAGGAATAAAAGCAGGAGTACCAGTTGAACAATTTAAAACTGAAATATTTAATCCTAATTCAAGAGACCATATAGCAGACAGATTAAAAACATTAGGTTGGAAACCAAAATCATTTACAGCAACAGGTAAGCCTGAAGTTAATGAGAAGGTTTTAAAATCACTACCTTATGAAGAAGCAAAATTAATATCAAGACATCTACTAATTCAAAAGAGACTTGGACAGCTAAGTGATGGCGAACAAGCATATTTAAAATTAAACAATAAAGGAAAAATTCATGGAAAAATTATCACAAATGGAGCAGTTACAGGTCGCTGTACGCACTTTAATCCAAACTTGGCACAAGTTGTATCGAAAGGTTCGGAGTATGGTACTGAGATGCGTAGCCTTTTTGTTGCTCCTACCAATATGGTTATGCTCGGTATCGATTTTTCTGGTCTTGAGCTTCGTGTACTTTCTTCTTACTTGTATAATTACGATAGTGGGGATTTTGCGAACACACTTCTTAAAGATGATATACATACCAAAAATCAGCACATACTCGGATTGGCTAGTCGTGATAAAGCTAAAACTTTTATTTATGCCTACATTTATTCTGCAGGAAATGAACGCTTGTCAGAAATACTTGATGTCTCTGTTGAAGAAGCCAAAAGAATAAGAGACAAATTTGAAAAAGCTATACCTGCATTAAAGAATTTAAAAACTGCAGTCGCAGTTAAATATAGAAATCAAAAATGGATATATGGTTTAGATAAAAGAAAGTTAATGTGTAGAGCTGAATACAGTTCTTTAAATACATTAATCCAGTCAGCAGGTGCTTTATTAGTTAAAGCAGGAACAGTGATAGTTAATAATGATTTACAAGAAGCAGGTTTTGTTTGGGGTAAAGATTATAGAATGGTGTTGCATGTGCATGATGAAATGCAGTTTGTAGTTCATAAAGATAAAGTTGAAGAATTTAAAACAATAGCAAACCAATTATTTAATAAGACAAAAGAGTTCTTTGGTTTTAAGTGCGAGTTAGCAGGAGAGATTAAAGTCGGTTCAAATTGGAGTGAAACACACTAATAAGTTTGACCTTGACCTAGCGTTTGGTCAAAAACATGAACACATTTTACAGAAAGCAATAGAAGGCAAGATAGAATGTAAGGCAGATAGACTAGTTGTTAAGTATGGCAATGTATTTGTTGAAATAGAAAGCAGGGGAAAACCATCAGGAATAATGGTTAGTACAGCTAAGTTCTATGCAATCTGTCTAGTTGTTGCAAAGCGTAAAGACAATATCTGGGTTTTGATACCCACAAAAATTCTAAAAAAATTAATGAAGGATTACCCCATTAAAAATGGTGGGGACAACTACTCATCTAAAGGACACATCATACCAAAAGGAGACTTACTTAATTTAATAATATGAAGAAGCTACTTAAAACTAAAATCAAATTACCTGATATTGATGAAAATGATTTTCCTTACAAATTTTATAAATGTTGGTGGTCAGACATAATTAGCGACAGCAGTTGGTCGCCATTACAACATATAAAAAAATCAAAAACAGCAGTCTGCATAACAATGGGTTGGTTAATCCATTCGTCTAAAGACAAGTTTGTTTTTGTTGGCGACATCAACTTTAATGAAGATGGTTCAGTCAATGAGGGTGGTAACTCAACAGTAATACCAAAATCAAACATACTAAAACTAAAGGAGATAAAACTATGACACAGTTAGATGATGCTCATTTCCATTTGCATAGTGCGAATAAAGATAAGATGAGTAATATGAATAAATTCTTTGCTAACAAGAATAAAAAGATGTTAGTTGATGGAGACCTACTAGTCTACAAGATTACTTCCTCTTTGGAAGAAGCTATTGACTGGGGAGATGATGTTTGGACTTTAAGTTCAGACCTTAAAAAAGGTAAACAATTATTTACACAAGCGATTGCTTATTATTGGCATTTAACAAAATCTAATTCTGCAATTATTTGTTTTTCTGACCAAGAAAATTTTAGAAAAAAAATTGACAGTGGTTACAAGTCTCACAGAAAGAAAATAAGAAAACCTGTTTCTTATGCACCAATGAGAAAGTGGATTGAAGAAACACATCATACTATTTGTTATCCAAATCTAGAAGCTGATGATGCTATAGGTTTATTAGCTACAGGAGAACACAAAGATAATTGTGTAATTATTTCTGGCGATAAAGATATGAGAACAATACCTGCATGGCAGTGTTGTATCATTGATGACCAAATAGAATATGTAGATGAACAAAAAGCAGATTATAATTTTTGTACTCAGGTATTAACTGGAGACCAAACAGATGGTTACAAAGGTTGTGTTGGTGTTGGAGCTGTAAAAGCATCTAGAGTTCTTAATGAAAAGATAAACATAGCAGAATGTTGGGAAGCAGTACTTAGAGAATATTACAGAAATAAATATTCTATTGAAGATGTTTACCATCAAGCAAGACTTGCCAGAATTTTAAGAGAAGGCGAGTACAACTATAAAACAAACAAAGTAAAATTATGGGATTATGAATATGAACACTACAGACATTTTAGAGAAAACCAAAAAGCTAGTTAGTAAAGACAGAGCTGAAAAACATGGGGACAAGATAGAGAACCATGAGAATATTGCTAGATTATGGAGTTCATATCTTCAAAATAAAACTAAATTAAACATCATTTTATTACCTGAAGATGTGGCAAACCTAATGTCCCTGCTAAAGATAGCCAGAACACAGGCAGGAAACTTTAATCTAGACGATTATATTGATGCCTGTGGTTACTTAGCAATATCTGGCGAGATACGAAATAAGAGAGAAAACATAAAAAGTGCCACTTTAGGAGTATCTAAGAATGAAAAAAGAAATACCTAAGCCAATTATTAATCAAGAGTTAATTGATTATTTGGATAGCATTTTCCCAGAGAAATCTGCTGACCTAAAAGATACTGAAAAAGAAGTCTACTTTAAAGGTGGGCAAAGGTCAGTTGTTAATCATTTAATTAATCAAAAGCAAATACAAGAGGAATAGCAAATATGTGTATATTACCAAAAATGCCTAGTCCACCACCTATGCCTGAGCCAATTCCTGCAACACCACCAAGTGTTTCAGGTGCTACAACAAAGCAAAATGCTCCTGCAATGGCTAATGCGAGTGGAAGAAAAGTTAATGTTGCTTCATCAGCTTCTAGAAGAAGAACTGGTAGAGGTTCATTAAGAATACCTTTAGCTAGTTCAGGTCTTACTTCAAGTGGACTGAACTTACCTAGTGCGTAATTAGATAATGGAACGATATGTTTTAGGAGATAAAAAAGTTACTGAAGATAAAACTTCAATACAGTCACAATACAATAAGCTAGAGATGAATAGAGAAACATATTTAGAAAGAGCTAGAGATTGTGCAAAATTAACTATTCCAACTTTATTCCCAGACAAAGGTAACAACGAAGCTACAGAATATAGAACACCATACCAAAGTGTAGGTGCTAGAGGTGTTATGAATTTAGCATCTAAATTAATGTTGGCTCTTTTCCCACCCCATGCTCCTTTCTTTCGTTTAAGTGTTGATGATTTAGTATTCAAACAAATTCAAGGAGACCCAAAAGTTAAAAGTACTATTGAACAAGGTTTATCAGGAATTGAAAAAGCAATCATGGATAACATGGAAGTTTCCAATGACAGGGTTGCTGTATACGAAGCATTAAAAAATTTAATTGTTTCAGGTAATGTTTTATTAAAAATTACAGAGACAGGTTTAAGAGTTTATAGATTAGAGAACTATGTTGTTAAAAGAGACAATCAAGGAAACATATTAAAGATAATTATTAAAGAAGTAGTAAATTTAGATACTTTACCTGAAGAAGTTAGAAATGCAGTTATAGAAGGTAAATCAAAAGAAGAATATGAAAATAAAGAATTAGATTTATATACTTGTGTAACTAGAGAAGCCAAAGGCTACACATTAATGCAAGAATGTGGAAAGAAAATAATATTACAAACTAAATATAAATTAGACCAATTACCTTTTATACCATTAAGATTTAACAGAGTTGATGGAATGGATTATGGTCGTTCACACTGTGAAAGTTATCTTGGAGATTTAAGAAGTTTAGAAGGATTAACTAGAGCAATATTAGAAGGTTCTTCAGCATCAGCTAAGATGTTATTTATGGTAGCTCCTAATGGAACTACTAGAGCATCATCAATAGCTAAAGCACCAAATGGTGCAATTATTGAAGGTTCTTCAGGAGATGTATCGGTATTACAAGCCAATAAGTTTGCTGATTTTAGAGTGTCATTTGAAATGATGAATAGAATAGAGCAAAGATTACAATATGCTTTCTTACTTAATTCATCAGTACAAAGACAAGCAGAAAGAGTTACAGCTACAGAAGTACAGTTAGTAGCACAAGAATTACAAGATGCTTTAGGTGGAGTATATGGAATATTAACAACTGAGTTCCAACTACCTTACATCAATGGAAAAATAAATATTTTAAGAGAACAAAAATTACTACCAGATTTGCCTAAGAAAATAGTGCGACCTAAAATAATTGTTGGTTTAGAAGCATTAGGCAGAGCAAGTGATAGACTTAGACTTCTACAGTTCATGCAAGATTTAGCAGGAACGCTAGGAGCTGAAGTACTTGCACAACATATAAATCTTGATGATGCCATTAAGAAATTTGCAATAGCAAATGGTGTGGACACACAAGGTTTACTCAAAGACCAAGAACAAATCCAACAAGAACAACAACAGGCTCAACAACAACAGTTAGCTCAAAAAGCATTAGCTGACCCAAGAGTTGCCATTGAAGCAGGAAGACACATTACTGACAATGGAAAAGGTTTAGCCTTAAACAATGAAACTGGAGATGTATCAGTTGAGAACATGGAGTAAAAAATATGAGTACAGATAGATTAGAAGTTAAATCAGAAGACAGTAAAGCAGAAACATTAGAACAATCTGCACAAAGATTAAAAGAAGAAGGTGTTGATATTAATAAAGACCTTAGTGTCAATGCAGATGGAGAAGGAATTAAAGTTTCAGAACCAAAAACTGAAATGCAAACATCTGAAGACAGACCAGAATGGTTGCCAGAAAAATTCTCTAATGCAGAAGAACTGGCTAAAGCGTATGGTGCGTTGGAAAAAGAATTTTCAGCGAGACCTAAAGAAGAAGCTAAACCTGCTGAAGATAACAAAGCAGGAGAAGACAAAACTTACGAAAACGAAACTAACAAAGGTTTAGATAAATATTATGAGGAGTATGCTGAAAGAGGAGAATTAGCTGAAACTAGTTATAATGAATTAGCTAAACTTGGTTTAGATAGAAGTTTAGTTGATAGTTATATTGAAGGACAAAATTTAATTTCAGATACCAATACTAAACAAATTCAAGACATAGCAGGTGGTAAAGAAGAATATACTGAACTTGTTAATTGG